CGGCGGCGCGGTGACGGTCTGCATCCGGCACGATGCGGACGCGGCCACCGGTGGGTATCCACTCTATATCGACGAAGACGCGATACAGCCCGGCCGGCTGCTCTGCGCTCTCCCCGGTCTGAAAAACGACTACCTCGACACCAGCGATCCCAACTATCCGCTCCGGCTGACCTACAGCGCGAATCCTGCAGCCGCGGGAGTGGCGCTCAATTACGACGACGGCGCCGATGAGAGACTGGAGTTTGTCTCTCCGACCAGCGCCAACGCCGCTATCGATCTGGCATCGTTTGCGCTGACATACGGATGGTACGTCCTGCCCGGCGGAAAAGGCCAGCTCTACAAACAGGGTCCCTATGGTGACACCAAGCTCTTCGCGGGCGGCGGTTGGGATACTGGGGAGTATTGCGGCTCGCGGTCCCGGCGTGCGCATTACTCTCGCTGGAATGCGTATTCGCATTTCGGGGCCCGCTTCGCGTCGGAGCCATTGTGAGTTGCCGGAACACGTAAAACGAGTGCGCGCCACACGGCGCCGAAAAAGGAGGTCGGGCTGCAGGGTCGAATGTGAGGCGCTCATCGCGGGCGGCAATTGGAATAATGGGGCGTATTGCGGCTCGCGGTCCCGGAATGCGAATAACTATCGCTGGAATACGAATTCGAATATCGGGGCCCGCTTCGCGTCGGATACAGGACGATCAGCAACTCCACCTGGCTGGACCCTCAGCCCTGTTTCTGGAGAACGATCCGGGGGCAAAACACACAGCGGAGCGCGGAGACGGCCAGTAGCCACGGCGAACCCCGTCGTCGCGATTATCGAGAGATGAAGAGACGCGGCGGACTGTACGAGAAGATCGTTGACCCGGAGAACATCAGGGCGGCCTACATGGAGGCTCGAAGGGGCAAGTCCGCCCAGAGGATCGTCCGGTTTTGCGACGTCCACAGGGATGAGGTGCTGGCCAACGTGCGGGATCTGCTGGTTTCGAAGACCTACCGGACGGCGCCCTACAGGACGATGACGATCTACGAGCCGAAGAAACGGGAGATCTATAAATTGCCCTTTTATCCGGACCGAATCATCCACCATTGTCTGATGCGGATCGTCGAACCGATCTGGGAGCGGCTTTTCCTGAACGACTCCTACGCCTGCATCAAAGGGCGCGGTCTGCATGCCGGCAGCCGCCGCACGATGGAGTTCGTGCGGAAATACCGTTACTGCTTGAAAATGGACATCGCCAAATTCTACCCGTCCGTCGACCAGAACGTTCTCTACGGGATCGTGGCCAGGAAGATCAAATGCGCGGACACGCTCCGGCTATTCAGGGAGATCATCTTCAGCTATCCGGGCGGCAGGAACATCCCGATCGGAAACTACACGAGCCAGTGGCTGGGAAACCTCTATCTCAACGAGATGGACCAATGGCTGAAGCACCGCCATCGGGTCAAGGCGTACATCAGGTATTGTGACGATTTTTGCCTCTTCGACAACGACAAGGGCCGCCTGCACTTCCTGGCCGCCGAGATCGAGGCCTTCCTCGAGGAGCGGCTCAAGCTGCGGCTGAGCAAAAACGATGTCTTCCCGGTGACGCAGGGGGTGGATTTCTTGGGATATCGTCACTTCCCCGGCCGCATCCTGCTCCGGAAATCGACGGCGACACGGATGAAGCGCCGGATGCGACGCCTGCCGGACGAACTGGCAAGCGGCCGTATCACGCCCGGGCGGTACCGGTCTACGCTGGCTTCCGTCTCCGGATGGCTCCGGTGGGCGAACACGTACCATTTGCAGCTCCATCTTCAGATCAAACAACTGCGCGAGGTCGTTGACGATGGACGAAGCGAGGGCGCCACGGAAGTTTCGCGATTTTGCCAAAGAGCACGTACCGCTGGATGGGCGGAAAATAAAAATCGAAGAGATCATCGACAGGGAGATCCTTGTCCTGGCGACCAGGATCACGCCGAGCAAGTACGGCAAGACACCGTCGTCCTGCCTGACGATACAACTGGAGCTGAACGGCGAGCGGTATGTCTGCTTCACCGGATCGGGCATCCTGTCGGAGCAGGCGGCGGCCTACCGATCGGAGATGCCGTTCTTGGCAACGGTTAGAAAGATCGACAAGTATTACACCTTCACGTAGCAGCCAGAAAGGAGATTTGATCATGATCAGAATCACGAGCAAAAAAGACGGGTTTCGCCGTTGCGGGATCGTCCATTCCAAGACGCCCGTCGATTATCCTGCTGACAGGTTCAGCGAGAAGGAAATCGCGGCGCTCAAAGCTGACCCCATGTTGATCGTCATGGACGTCCCGGACAAGAAGGAGTCGAGCGGAGCCGATATTGGCGGGGATCTCAACGCCATGACCATGGCCCAGCTTACGAAGGAAATCCTCAGGCTTCAGCCCGACGCGAGCGTGAAGGATGTGAAGAAGGCGGATCTCATCAAAATGCTCCTGTCGATCCGAGATGCCGGCAAGGAATAGGCGAACATGTACGGCACCCTGACGGACCTGAAGAAACTCCTCCCGGAGGAGACCATTATCCAGCTCACCGACGACGAGAACCTCAAGCCGGCCGCGATCGATCCGGCTGATGCCGATCACGCGGCGATGATCGGGAGGATCGAGGAAGCGATCGAGACGGCCGACGCGGAGATCGACGGCTATTGCGCCGTCAAGTACACGGTCCCTTTCAGGATCGTTCCGCGCCTGGTGGTCGGCCTGTCGGTGGAGATCGCGATCTATTATCTCTACGCCCGGCGCACGATTCCGGAAGACATCCAGAAGCGCTACGAAAGGGCTGTCTCCCGTCTCAAGGACATCTCCAGGGGGATCGTCTCCCTGGGCGTCGATCCGCCGCCGGCGCCGACATCGACGGGGGGCGCCGAAGCGAACGCGAGCGGCCGGGTCTTCACGCGCGACAAGCTGAAGGTTTTCTGATGCTGACCGACATCGAAGAAAAAATCGCCGAGCGTCTGAACGCCAAGCTCTCCGAGCCGAAGGTCGTCGGCATCGACGAGCCGCACGGGGCACTCAGGGTTCCGGCGATCGATGTCATTGTCGGCGGGGGCGGTTTCAAGAGAGTCTCGCAGCACTACGAGATCAATCCGAACGTCTTCGTGGTTGTGACTTTCCAGAATCTCAGAAGCGTTCAGGACCGCCGCAAAGGGGTCTATCCCATCCTGGAGGCGATCGTGGCGCTGCTGGTAGGGAACAAGCTCGGACTCAAGATCGATCCGCTCATCCCCAAGCGGCTCGACAATATCACGGAAGAGAAGGAGGCGAAGGAGGGGAAGATCGTTTTTCAATTGGAATTCGAGACCGGCTTTGTGATCCCGAAGCTCTCCGATGAAGAGGCCGTGGATCTCCTTGAGGTCGGTCTGAACTACTATCTCACACCCGGAGACGAGACGGCCGACGCGGCCGACGAAGTGACTCTCGGCGAGACGTAAGGAGGAGATATGAAAGTGCAGGCGGCGCCGGGCACGAAATGCCCGATGGAGGGGAACCCCAGGAAGTACATCACGGACGCGGTTCCGGTCGATGTGCCGGAGAGCGCGTACTACAAGAGGCTGGTGGGTGACGGCTCGCTGACGATCGTGCCGGACAAACCGGCCAGAAAGAAGGAGGCGACTGCCGATGGCAAGTAAAAACATTTCATTCGACCAGATTCCGGCGAGCATCCGCAAACCGGGGAAGTATTTCGAGTTCAACACGAAATTGGCCGTCCGCACGCTGCCCAACAACAAGCAGCGGATGTTGATCATCGGGCAGCGCCTGGCGGCGGGCACGATCGCCGAGAAGATCCCGACCAAAGTCTTCTCCGATGCCGAAGCCCAGACCTATTTCGGTGCGGGCTCGATGGCCCACCTGATGGCCCGGGCGGCCATCAAGGCGAACCCCTACCTCGATCTGACGATCGTGGCCCTCGATGACGCGGCGGCCGGGCAACAGGCATCCGGGACGCTGACCTTCACGGGTCCGGCGACGGCGGCCGGAGTGCTGACGGTCTACGTGGCCAATGCCAAGGTCGATGTTGCGATCGCCACGGATGATACGGCCGCCGAAGTGGCCGCTGCCCTGAAGGCGGAGATGGACCTGCATCCGGATCTGCCGGTGACGGCCAGCGTGGGAGAGGCTCCGAACACGCACGTGGTTACGCTGACGGCGAAAAACGACGGCCTCTGCGGTAATGACATCGCTATCGGGTACGAACTGACGAACGCCGCGGGGATCGCCGTGGCGGTCGTGGCGATGGCCAACGGCGCGGCCGATCCGGACATCCAGGACGCGCTCGATGCCGTCTTTGCGGAGCAGTACGAGATCATCGCCACTCCGTTCAACAACCAGACGGACCTGGGGACCCTGGCGGATCATCTGGATCTCGTCTCCGGGGCAATGGAACAGCGGCCGGGAATCGCCGTGTATGGCATGAACGGGGCGCTCGCCACGGCAACGACGCTCTCTGGTCAGGTCAACCACGGGCGGATTCTGTGCGCCTATCAGCGCTACACGTCCGCCACGAAGCGCAAGAGCATGCCGTATGAGATCGCCTCGGCGATGGCGGCGGTAATGGCCTACGAGGAGGATCCGGCCCGGCCGCTCAATACCCTGGAGCTCAAGGGGATCGCCGTGGCCGACATCGCGGACCGCCTTTCCCGCACGGAACAGGAGAGCCTGCTCTACAACGGCGTGACGTCCCTGGAGATCGGCCCCGGCGAACGGGTGCAGATCGTGCGGGCGATCTCGACGTACATCCAGGATGCCCAGGGGATTCCCGATATTTCGCTCCTGGACATCACCACGATCCGGACCCTGGATTACGTCCGCAAGGCGTGTCGCGAGCGGGTGGCACTCAGGTTTCCCAGGGAGAAGCTTTCCAGCAAGACGCCGCCCAAGGTGAAGAGCGAGCTGCTCGACGTGCTACTCAAACTTCAGGATCTGGAGATTGTCGAAGAGGTCGAAGCGAACAAGGACGGCCTGATCGTCGAACGCGACGAGCAGGATCCTAACCGGCTCGACGCAAAGATCCCGTGCGACGTGGTCAACGGCCTGCACGTCTTCGCGGGACGGATCGATCTGCTGCTGTAACGACTGATTGTAGGAGGACAACCCTATGGAATACGTGTCTCAGGTTTTGCTGGAAGTGAACGGGCAGTCGATCGAGGACTTCAAATCCGTCACCGAGAAGGAAGTCGAAGTCCGGAAAGTCGTCCCGCTCATGAAGAAGATCGGCGTGGTCGGCACGCGGTCCCAGTACGGGATCGACGTCGAATACGTGGTCCCGAAGGACGCGCCGGAATTCGACTTCGACGCGGTGGCGGACGGGACCCTCACCATCGACCTGGAGAACGGGACCCGCAAACAGTTCTCGGGCGTCTATACGCTCAAGGTCGGCGAGACCAAGTACGACGGCGAGAACGAAGCGACCCGCACAATCGAGCTGGTCGCCATGAAGAGGAGCTAGCTATGACTGAAAATGGGACCCTGCCCTGTGGCGTGGAATATGACGGCCGGATTCACCGCGACTATGAGATCCGGGAGCAGCGCGTCCGTGACATGGTCGCGGTTTATGACGATCCGAAAGTGGCCATACGGGCCGAAAACAACGCAACGTTCTTGGGCCTGTGCATTCTGGCAGGACAGATAGTGAAATTGGGGACGATCCCGAAAGAGGCGATCACGCCGGAGTTGCTCCTGGACATGGCACAGGTGGATTGCAATGAGCTGAGCGAAGCGTCGAAGCGGCTGGAGGAACGCCGCAAAACCTTTCGCGGAGAAGCATAAAGAGTCCTATCAGGTGATCGTTGCCCTGCTCAAGCTGGGGGTCGATTACCAGTCGATTATGAGCATGCCGTTCGGGGAGGCTGAAACCCTCCTCGAAACCTGGCAGAAAATGGTCAACCCGAAAAAGGCTAAGACGGTCACCTACCGGGTAAGGCGGGATCGCAGCCATGGCAAATAACGTGAAGGTATTTTTGGAGCTTATTGCCGATTCCAGCAGGTGGACTGCAGGGATGAAGCAAGGCGCGAACGCCATCTCCGGGTTTGCCAGAAAAGCAAAAACTGAGATTGCGTCCATCCGAAATGCCTTCGGCAGCCTGAAGAGCAAACTCGCCAGTATGGGGTTGTCGATCGGCGCTGGGGCGTTGTTGTGGCAATCGGCAAGGCTGGACAAATCCCTCACGCAGATCGGTCAGACAGCGGGGGCGACAGGTAGAGAGGTTCAGACCCTCCGCAAGGACCTCTTTCGTCTCGGTTCGGAATCCGGCCAGAGCGTGGATAGCCTGAAGGAAGGCTTCAATGTCCTTGTTCAGTCTGGCCTCAGCATGAAGGAATCCAAAGCGACCCTGGAAGGGGTCAACACGGCGATGGCGGTTACGGGGGCGGATGCCAAAACGCTGGCAGGCGGTCTCACGGTAGCCGCGACCGCATTCCAGTTTGACCTCGCCAAGCCGGGGCAGGCCCTTGATCTCTTGGACAAGATGACCGTCGCGGGTCGCCTTGGTAATGCGGAGTTGGAAAACCTCGCGGATATTTTCGCTCGTGTGGGGGTCAATGCCGCATCAGCAGGGATGAATTTCAACTCGACCCTGGCTTTCGTCGAGGGCTTGTCTCAAATCGAGCGCAATCCGGAGCGCTTGGCAACGCTCGCGGACAGCACGCTTCGGGTCTTCACGAACCTGAACTACATGGCCGGAGCGCAGAGAGCAACAGGCGTTCAGTTTTTCGATGCCAAGGGGCAACGCCGCGACGCGATGGCTGTGCTTGAGGATATCCGCAAAAAATACAAGACGCTAACCACAGATAAGCAGCAGGCGGCGTTCGTTCAGGCGGCCTTCGGTAAAACGGATCTGGACACGATCAAAGGGTTGCGAACCCTCCTGACTGGCGGTTCCCTGGATAAGGTTCGGCAATACTTCAGGGAGATCGGCCAGGCGGGCGGGACACTGAAGCGGGATATGGCGGAAGCAACATCCAACCTTGTCGATCAGGCAGGCCGTCTGAAATCGGCACTGCGGGAAGCGGCGGACGGATTTGCAGCCCCGATCAAGAACGTGCTCACCGACTTGATCAAGTGGAGCATGGACAGCAGGGAGAAGGGTGGACTGGATCTGACGGGTAAGGACATGATTGTTGGTGGTGTTACTGCCGTCGCCGGGACCGCTCTAATCGCCCGGTATGGCGGGAAATTGCTGGAGATGATTTTCGGAAAGGGGAAAAAACTTCCCGGCAGCCCACTGGACATATTGAAGGGTAAAGCCGGCCTCGCTGCTAGCATAGCCGAGGGCAAGGCCATCCAGGCGGCCACCGGCGTGACACCGGTCTTCGTCACGAACTGGCCGGCGGGCGGAAGCAATCCATTGATGCCGTCGTCTCCTGACGCACTGAAGAAGGCAGAAGATCTTTTTAAAAAGCCGTCTGCGGGGACCGGATTATCGATCCTGGAACGTTTGAAAGGCCTGGGCGGAAAAGCGCTGACGGCGGGTAGCATGCTGGCAACTGGAACCGGGGCTCTCACGGTCGGAACTGTAGGCGCCGGGATTGCCGGCATGGGAACCGGCTTGTATGCCCTTATAGATGCCCTCAGAGGCGGCAGCGGTAAAAATTGGATTAGCGAGGGATGGGGTCAAATTCAGGGCGGTTTCTATGGCGAAGAACTTTTTGACTGGATCCACGGCATGGAAAAACCAGAGGTCAAGGTCGTGAACAATATCACGGTCGATAAGGCAGGCCGTGTGAACGTGGATACTGACAGCATGAACTCTCAGACCAATCTCAAGCGGGGCAAGTTCTGATGGCGGAGAAAGATAAGTTCAAGGCCGCGATCGACGACGTCTTCGAGTTCGACTGCGAAACGATCGAGGATTCTTTCGAGAAATCGATCGCCCGCTACGAATTCCCCTATCGTTCAGGGGCGCTCTTGGAGGACATGGGGCAGAAGGCCCGCGTGATCAAGATCCGCTGTTTCTTCCTGAACGAATGGTACGAGACCCACAAGAGCTTCA